GGCTTCCTGCGGCGCGCCCTGGAGTCGATGGGTGTCACCAACCCGGATCGCTATGCGTTCGCGTTCGACACGTCCACCCTCGCGGCCAAGCCCAACCGGCTGGACGAGGCGCTCCAGCTCCACGACCGCTTCCTGATCAGCGACGAGGAGACGGTCAAGGCGGGCGCCTTCACACCTGAGCAGATGCCCAGCCCGGAGAACCGCACCTACCAGATCGTGCTCAAGCTGGTTCAGAGCCAGCCCGACCTCGCCCTGGACCCTGAGGTTCAGCGGGTGCTCGGCCTGCCGCCGATCAAGAGCGTGGGTCTGCCCGCGACCGCCGACCAGAACGCTGACCAAGAAACGCCTGATGAGGGGACGTCCGACGAAGGTCCCCCCGACGAGGACGACGCGCCCGGCGCCACCGAGGCGGCGCTGATCACGGCCGCCCTGGACCGGCGCATCGGCGCGTTGACCGCCACCCGGGTAGCGGTCGCTCCCTCCCCGGAGGTCGTGTTCAACGCCAGCGCCAAGCTCATGGTTATGCGCGCGCTGGAACTGGCCGGTGGCCGCCTGGCCACGCCTGCCGAGCGGCACGGCCGCTGGCGCGATGTGCCCCGGCACGAACTCCATCACCACGTCGGCCCGGTCACGCCGGAGAAGGCGCTCAAGGTGACCGAGGGCGCCTGGAACCACGTCGCCCTGGTGGCCAGCGATCTCGGGGTGAACGCCGACGACCTCGGCGCCCTGCTGTCTGGGTACGTGCATGAGTTGCTGACGCGCGGCATCAGGCACCACGACGATCTGCTGTACGCGGCGCTGAGCATCGCGAACCGGGGCCAGGGCATGGTGAGCGCGTGATCTGGCTCTGGTACGAGATCAAGTCGGTGTGGTGGCTGGCGAGCTACGCGGTCCGGCCTTACGACATGCTGGCCGACCGGCGACGCTGGTTCTGGCAGGCGCCCGAGCGCTGCGGGTGGTCGTCGTGACCGGACCGCTGATCTGCTCGGGTCGGGAGCCGTCTCGCCCGATGTCTTGCGGCCGGGACTGGGTGCATCTGGCGCATAGCGTCGGACTGGCCCCCGGTCGGCATCTGACGGCCGCGACCGGCCCGGCGTGGGACGGCCGGGGGACCGACCCATGGCTCCCCCAGAGGCTGGAGGCGCGCGCCGAGGTGGCGAGCACCGAGCGCGACATCCGGGCGGCCGTGTGGTCGGCGCTGTCTGACTGGCTGGTCCAGCTCTCGCGCCGGGTGCTGCGCGGCGAGGGGCGGCCGGACATGGACGCGGTCTGGGCCATGGCTCCCCTCTGGCGCCAGGCCGTGGACCTGATCCTCCAGGGCGAGATCTTCCAGGCCATCGGGCTGGCGTTCCGCAAGGTGCTCGGCGCGGACTACCGCTGGAGCGCGCGGCCCTCGGTGACCGCGTACCTGGCCGAGGTGCGCAACCGCCTGGTTCGCATCCCCGAAGAGGTCTACGACCTGATCGCCGGGCAGGTGTCGGCCGGGGTCAACCTCGGAGAGTCCATTCCCAAGCTGCGTGACCGCATTGACAGTGTCCTGTCAACCACGGAGTCTGAGCGCTGGCCGAACCGGGCAACGGTGATCGCTCGCACGGAGACGATCGGTTCGTTGAATTTCGGCAGGTGGGATGCCTTCCGTACGGTCGCGGCCGACCCGCCGGACGGGGAGGAGTTCGAGACGATGTGGTTGTCAACTGATGACGCGAGGACTCGCCACACGCATGTGGAGGCCGAGGGACAGCGGGTGCCGGTCGGCTCGCCGTTCATCGTGGGGGGAGCGGAGTTGAGGTTCCCCGGTGATCCGCTCGGCCCGGCTAAAGAGACAATTCAGTGCAGATGTGTCCCGCTCCTGGTGGAGGTCGGCGAGGACGTGGACCTCAGCAACCGCCAGATGCGGCGCGGCCGGTGATGTCACCGGCTCTGTCGCGCCATCTCAGAAAAGAACTGCTCACCATCTCCGGTGGTTTTGACACCCGCATCGAGCATGTCACCAAGGAGAGCAGCGAACTGATAGGGCGTGAGACCGACGATCTTCATCCGGAGGACCCCGTCGATCCGGAACCCATCGACATGCTTCTTGTAAGCAGCTACGACCCCCCATGCTGCGGTGAACAGATCGTGTCGCGCGCCCTGGTAGTAACCGGGGTAGACGGTGGCATTACGCAAAGCTTCGATCATATCTGCGTGAAGGTCGACGCCGTTACGGTATCGGCGGGTACGTGTGCCGATCTGGAAGCACTTGCGAAGGCTGGCGGCGAGTTCGTGTCCCTGTGTCATGTCCAGAACTCTACAGGCATGACTGTGAAGTGTCAACCCGAGGTCTCCGGCCGATCCGGTAGCCTGAGCATGAGGAGGTAGTCATGGGTACAAAGTTCCGCACCATGCTCGCGCCGATCGGCCTGAGCACCGGGGACGGCCGCCGGTTCGCTGACGGCGGGATCACCCTCGCTGACGTGCCGTTCGCGTTCGAGTGGGTGCGCTCCCGCGAGGGCGGCCACGACGGGGCGGTCAGCGTCGGCACCGTGAAGGAAGCGGCCGTGCTCACCGTCAAGGATGCGCTGGCCGGGGAGTGGGTGTCGCCCGAGAACGCCAAGGGACTGGACCCCAAGATGTCCGCCGTGTGGGCCAAGGGCGAATTGCACGACGGCGTGAGCCGCGAGGACATGCCCACCCTGGCCGAGGACGTGGCGACCGCCATGCACCTGATGAGCGAGGGCACCCTCGGGCCGTCCGTCGACCTGGACTCGTTCGAGGGCGTGCCGGTGCTCGCCGGGACGGATGAGGTCGTCAACTGGGAGATGATCGAGGACTACTATGCTGAGCATGGCGAGGAGCCCAAGATCGAACTCCTCGTGACCGAGGGCCGGGTCCGCGCCGCCACCCTGGTCAGCATCCCGGCGTTCGCCGAGACCTCTCGGCCGCTGGAGCTGGTCGAGAACAACGAGGCGACCGACGAGTCCGAGCTGGCCCTGGTCGCCAGCGTCGCTGCCCCGGCGCGGCCCGAGGTCGGCGCGTTCGCCCTCCCCGCCCTGACCGGCCCGACCCCGATTACCTGGGACTGGGCGACCGGCCGAGTGTTCGGTCACATCGCGACCTGGAAGACCTGCCACGTCGGGTACGCCGATGTGTGCGTGACCGCGCCCAAGGACGAGTCCGGCGGGTACGCGGCGTTCAACCGCTTCCCGGTCGAGACCGATGACGGCACGGTGTGGGCGGGCCGGATCACGGTCGGCGGCCGTCACGCCGGGCTCAGCCTCAACGCCAGCGCCACCACGGCGGTCTATGACCAGAAGGCCGTGGCCGCGCACGTGCGCGCCTACGAGGATGAGTTCGGGATCGTGGTGGCCGGGGTGATCGAGTTGCCCGAGGACTCGCCGCAGCGCGCCGCCCTGGACCGGCGCAAGGTGTCCGGCGACTGGCGCGAGACGGCGGCCGGGCTGAGCCTGGTCGAGGTGCTCGCCCTCTCCCCGGGACCGCGCGCTCACGCCGAGCCCGGGTTCCCCATCCCCGGTACCTTCTCGGTGCACGGCCGCCAGACCGCTCTCACGGCGGCCCTCGGGCCGGACCCCGAGGAGACGACGCTCCAGCCGTTCGCGGCCGCGAGCGTGGATGTGGAGGCGCTGGCCGATGCTCTGGAGCGTCGCCAGGCTGAGCGCGCGCTCGCGGCTCAGGCCCGAGAGGACCTGAGCGTTATCGTGAGGGCCGAGACAGACACACAGCGCGCGGCGCTCGCCGACGCGCTCGGACGGGGAGGGGAGTAGACATGGCTTGCAGCTGCAACCGTGGCAAGGCCGGGAAGAACTTCAAGGTCAAGTTGCCCGGTGGGCTCACGGTAACCAAGAGCACCGAGAAGGACGCGGTTGCGTTCGCGGCCAAGCACCCGGGCTCCACGGTGATCAAGCCCGCTACCACGTAGCGAGAGAGCCGGGCCAGGAACCGGCACGCGGAAAGGGCCGGGGGGCGATTGCTCCCCGGCCCTTCACGTTTGACGATTAACTGTCAGGTCTTGCGCTTGTCCGCGCCGAGGATCTTGGCGACCTTGTTGATATCCTCCACGTTCCCGCCGGTCTTTTTCTCCACCCGGGTCCGCCGGACCAGTTCGTTATCGGACGCCTTGGCCCGTTCGTTGGTCTCGTCCTTGTCGGTCATCGCGCTTCGCCTCGGTCCCCGTAGCCGTGACGGTTCTGGATCGCGTGGCCTTTCTCCTCCGCGTCCAGCTTGACCAGCTTCCCCTCACGCTGTGCCTTGTCGAACTTGAGGTCCTTGACCTTTTTGGTAGCTTCCAATTTGGCCTGGATCTCCTCGTCTTTCTCTTTCTTAGTGGCCATTGCGAAAGCCCTTCCCGTCCTTGGTCTCGGAGATGTGGTCGCCGGACATCTTGCGAGTGTCGACCTTCCCGTCCTGGCGCGTGTGCGCGTCCATCGGCTTGTCGTTGCGGTCTTCGATCTTCTGGACGTACTCCGGGAGTTGATCGACCTTGCTGACGTTGCGCTTGCGGTCTTCCTTGCGGGTCATCGACTCAGATCTCCATGACCGTGCGTTTGCACGTGCACGCCGTGCACCCTCGGGTGTTGTGCTTGCCCCGGCTGTGGCCGCACATCCCGCATACGCGGTCATCAGATTTCACCTGAGCTGGTTGTACGTGACCTTGCACTTGCACTCCCTCCACGTATTTCCGATCCTGTCGGCGTAGATACAGCCGTTCTTGCTGTGCTGGTTGAGCGTGTGGCCGCACCGGCACGTCACGCCGGGTGAGATCCGGCCGGGCGGACCATCGGGTTGCTTCTTGCTCATGCGTCCGGCGCCGAGGGCAGGTGGACCCAGACCCAGCCATCGGCCGGGATCTTGACCGTCTCGGTGTGGTCGCCGTTCACCACGGCCAGGCGCCACTTGCGCCATTCGGCCGGAACCTTCTCGTCCTCCACGATCACGTGCTGTTCCACGGTGCCGAGCCACGCGGCCGGTCGCGGTCCGTCCGCGCCGATGGGGGATGTGACCAACATGTCACCGATTTCCACCAGGGCCGCCTTCACGCGCGCCGGTCGCGGTTCGAGTACCCGCATTTCGCCTCCCCTTGGTTGGTGAGTCAGCCACGTTACAGTGCTGACTGTCATGTGGCAAACCAGGTCGGGGGACCTCTCGCGGAGGTCCCCCGACCTGGGGTTTTTACTGGAGGGGTTCCGCTTCGACTTGTTCTGACAACGGCTCATTAGTGCGCTCAAACATCGAAGGATCAGCGCCGCGCCACATGTTGCACTCAGTCTCGACCCAGACTCGGTTGTCCGTGCCGACCTTGCGCACGATGCCGACCCCCTCGTCCCACCCGATCACTGTCACGTGGTCGTCTTTCCGGAGTGGTGGTTGAGTCATCTCATTACCTCCTG